AGCCCGTATAAACCATGGAAGGGGGTGTCTAAGTCGAAATCACAGACGAAAACCAACAGTCGCAAGACTGAGAGCAAACTCAGCATTGAGCTGGCAGAGCTCTTGGGCGAATCCCAAGCATTGCTTGATCTTAAAGCTGCTTGGAAGAGGATGCCGAATGGACCTGTTAAAACCGAAGCCCTTGATAAGATCGAGGCCTGGTTCAAGGAAACCCGAGATACGTGCAACACTAATCGGGACCAAGACAATGTCTTGATCAGTTTCAGTGCTTTACAGGAACTGTGGCACGCTTACTCACATCACGATGTGATCCGTGAAGGCTGTCACTATCGGATTATCCGCCGCCTAGAAGGCGAGGAGTGGAATCCTGAGTTCTCTGATGACGATGATAAAACGCCCTTCTGACATGGACCCCGTGGTGGGGTCGGGCTTCTCAACCTCCGGCAACCTCTCGGACGCCGAGCAACTTGGCACCTCTCTAATGAAAGGAGGCACCCAATGGGTTATACCCGTTGCCCGGATCTGAAAGGCCGTTTTGTTGGCTATGGACTCCCCGCTCAGTGGGCACTGAGCCTTCAGAGTGAAGTATTGAAGTGGGAGAAAAATTCTGGTCCAGCTTGGACCGTGGCCAGGCTTAAGTCTTTGAAGAATGATATCATTCGAGAAGCAGCCGGCCTACCACCCGTTACCTGGGTTGCCAAAAACAGGAGCGGTGACTGGAAAGGTGTGATGGGGTCTCTCAGGCGTTTTGCGCGCAAGAGCTGGGATAGTTTTGAGATTGTGGTAAACTGCTTAATGTGTTACAGCAGTTTTATCCCCTCTCATCCTACACCAGAGCACGTCAAGAAGATGGAGGCCTCGGTGCATGCAAAGGAGTGTTTCATTCCTCCTGAGCTTACACAGAACCTTGCTCTTCATGCCATGAAAGTAGTTGGTCATACAACAGTGGGCTCTTCCCGGCCACTGTTGACCTTCCAAGGTCGCGTTGCCACTAAGGCACCAGTGTTTGGTGGACCGTCGGTTCCTCAGCACTTGCACCTGGAGAAAGAACTGGATTGGATTTCCCATCCAGATCATCTAACCTTTCTCCTAAGGCACTGGCAATCTTACTCGCCAGTGTTGGAAGGGCTCGATTGGACTACTCTGCGAAGTTTGGGAATCACTCTGCCCGTCTGTGAAGACGGTTTTAGATTTTGGGGTGAGAACAACCCACTGCGACCGACTTTTAAAGCGGTGGAAGCAGGGAGCCTCGTTCCTCTAACCAAGGACGGCGGCTGGAAAGTCCGATGGATTGCAAGTCCTTATCGCATCCACCAGGCCGCTTTGAACCCTTTGGGTGAGAAGCTATTCAAAATCCTGCGTGATTTGCCTTGGGACTGCACGTTCGAGCATGAAAAAGCCTATGCAGTGATCCAGAAGCATTTGCGTGAAGGCAAACCTGCCTTCGCAGTCGACCTCTCTAGCGCTACAGATTACTTTCCGTTAGATCTGCAGCGTGCTGTACTTCAAAGCATTTTTCCTAGAGATTTACATCAAGTCGAGTTGTTTTGTGAGCTCAGTCGAAGCAATTGGAGGACCGGAAAGTATGGAACCTTTTCCTGGTCAAAAGGCCAGCCTATGGGACTGTACCCTTCTTTTGCGAGTTTTGCACTGACTCATGGCCTCCTCCTGGATTTCCTTTCAGGAGGTGTCCCAGGCAGATTCTTCATCCTGGGAGATGATGTCGTAATTTTACATCAGCCAACATACGATAAGTATGTCAGGACAATGGATCTTTTAGAATGTCCTCTAGACCCGGTGAAAAGTATCTCATCGAGTCACTTAACGGAGTTCGCCGGTAAAATAATCACCGCCGAGCGAGTGGTCTCTGGCTTTAAGTGGAGGGACCCCAATTCCAAGAATTTTCTGGAATTGATGAGGACATTTGGTCAGTCCTTTGAACCTCTGTTGAGGCATCGTGAGCGGAAGGTATATCGTGCCGTAGCACGCTTGCTACCACCCTGGGGTTGCAACCACTCTCTTGGTCATGCTTTACGACTAGAGCAGGTGGTCACCCTGACGGAAGAGTTCAGGGACAGATTGCCGGAGGCCCGTGGGAGAGCCGTTCATACGAGCTTTCTTCATAGGCTGGTTGACCTTTTAAAGCCAAACCAGGACCCTCGCCTATTCTCCGGAATACGTTGGAACTGGTTCCAAAGGAAGGCGCAGGATCTCGAGAGAGAATCCTGTAAGGCATTTGAAAACACACCGTTCCGGAGTTTACCGGGGGACCGAGGTCCTTTGGCGGATTTCCTGGAAGTTAATCACCCTGAATTACTGGTGAACCTTCCTGCCCTAGGAGCACGAGAACGTGTGGACCAACAGACCCTCCTCGAATTTTTGGAGGGAGTGCTAGGCTTTAATCAGAAGTAGCCTAACAGGCCTGAATGATCCGAGACA